GCCGCCTCCTGCATTTCTAACAGCATCTGCAGTAAATACAAACTCATTCTTTGATAGTCTTGCGGGTACGTCATCTTTTCTCTCGTACTCTCCCATAGGTACAAAGCCACCATCGTTTCTATAATCTTTTTCCATACCACCCATGTCTAGTAATTCTCCTTCATCGCCACCTTCAGCGTAATTCATTCTACCACCCATAGCTCTGTTTACTCTTAAAATATCTTTTAATACATCTATGCCACCATATTCTTGTTGTCTAATTGGATCATCAGCATTTGTGTAACCTAAATTTTTTAATTTAAATATTTCAAATTCTGAAAGAGAACCTCCATTAGCGTATCCCATTCTACCACCCATAGCTGCCATCATTCTATTACCCATCATAGAGTTCATACCACCTTGTTTTTGTGCCATCATCATTTGTTGCATCATTCTAGGATCCATTTTTGGTCTTGGCATTTGATTTGGTAATGTTGTTCCTTGGGCCATGGTCATTGATTCATCATCATTGAATGATTTAGTGTTTTGACCTTCTGGCATCATAGTTACTGGAGGTAAACCGGTGCTACCACCAAATGCTAACTTCATAATTTCATCTTCCTCATCATCATAACCAAACATTTCTTTTGATAATGCTCCTCTAAGTTCTCCTACACCACCACCAGCATAACCTATACGTCCACCATCTGCTGCATAAAAATTAGGTTGTAAAAATGCGTATTCATTTGGATCAACTCTACCTTTATTGGCTGCTATGTATTCTCTGATACCTGATGGATTTAAACTTGGACCACGGCTTGCTGAACCCATGTATTCATCTAATGATAGTTCATCGTCTTCGTCTTGTTTACCTTTTAAATATGTTGCTGCTGATAAACCTGCAATACCTACTTTGAATGGATCAAATTTTTTATAAAATCCTTCATCATTTTTTTGTCTAAGTAGTTTATTAAAAAATCCTGTTTTTTCACCTTGTCCAGGAACAAAACTTCCTAAATTACCTAAAAATTTACCCCCTGCATACATTAACGCAACTTTACCTATTGGTGATTTTGCAACTTTCTTAATTGCTCTTGCTGCTTTTTTAAATATACTACCCAGACCATAAGCACGTCTACCATCATCACCCATGATACCACCAAAGGCTGCTGGTTCTCTCATCATGCCACCGTCTGCTGCACGTACAGCACCTATTTTATTAATTCTGGCTAAATCCGATTTTAATAAATCTCTGTCTTGTTGGCTAAAGTTAAATGTAAAATCTGATGCTGGATCTTTTTTTGCTGTATTCGTACCCGTACCTGCAACGTTTGCCATGGTCATTGGAGGTATATATGAATTCATATTATCATCACCACGACCACCACCAGTGGTTTGAGGAGTTGTTTTAGTTGTGCCATAACCAAAAGGATCGTAATATTTATTATATAACGATTCTACACCGGCACCTAAAAAAGGAATTCCTGAAAAATCTAAAACTTTTTTTAATATTGGATTAATCCCCGGTTGCAAAGATTTTTGCATAGCGTCTCTGTAATCTTTTAATTGATTCATTGTTTCTGGTGTGTTTTTAGCAAAACGACCTTCTTCAAAATCACTCATATAATCTAATCTTGCATCTTCTGATTCTTCTTCATCTTTTATATTTTTTATATTAGCTACATCTGCTAGTTTAGTTTTTTTATCTGCAGCTATTTTTTCTATATCTTTTTTAATAGCAACAAATCTATTTTCTTTTTCTATAAATTTTTCTAATTCTTTTTGTTCTGCAATTTTTTTATTTTCAGCTATGGCTGCTGCTACAACCGCTCTTTGATTTTGATCTTGTATATCATCTGTATATCTAGATGTATCAATGTTAACTGGATACCTGTCTGTTCCCGCTGTACTAGAACCATATTCAGCAGGTCCTGTTGGTTGATTATTACCTCTATCGGAATTACCCGTAGCAGCACTTTGCGCTTGATTGGATTGATTTCCCATATCCATTCCACCACCTTGAAATCCTGTTCTCATAATTCCACCACCGGCAGCACCCATTCTATCTTGTTCTAGTGATCTGTAATAATCTCTTGGTGACATAAATTGTTCACCAGCTTCTTCTTGACCCATTTTATAATTTCTATATTCGTCTATTAGACCAGACTTCATGGCCATATCACCAATACCACCACTTTGTTTAGATGCTAGTCCTTGAAAATATTCTTTTAAATCTCTGTCGTACTCAGGTGTTCCTCTTTGATTTTTCATCTCAGGAAACACACTTTCAAACTCTTCCATGTATTCTTGCATTTGAAACTCAGCCATTTTTTGCTGATCTTCTTGTGGTGATTTAGGTCCTTGATTACCTGAATAGGTAATGTCAGGCGCTCCAACATCTAATGATTCTGATCCTGTTTTCATATAATTTTTTAAGTTAATTTTAAAAGCAGGAATTTAACCTGGGGTTTCTTACATTACCTGTTTTTGTCAGGTAAATCAAGCTATGTTGTAACTGTTCTTTTCTTAACTTCAAGGGAAGATAACACCACATGTAACCTATTTGCTGTAGCTGCTGTTACTTTTAATACTTCACTCTCTTCCATTACTAGAGGTGCTGTAAGTAATTCTACCGTTGCATTAGCACTAACTGCTTTTGTTTTAAATACACTAAATACAGCGTCTGCCGTATCTGTAATAGTTATTGTCAATGTATCAGCGTTACCTGAGTCTTCAGATACTAATATAGATTTTATAATAGCAGTTGTAGCAGATGGTACTGTATATAATGTTGTAGCACTAGTTGTTGTTAAATCTACTTTTTTATTTACAAATGTATTAGCCAAAGTAATATGCCTCCGCTTCTGCTTCTTCTTTTATATCTTGTTGGAATGTTGTATTTAATTTTTGCACGATACTATCTATATCTCTTACCAATGATTGTTGTATCTGTTCGTCATAATCTTTTGTAGGTTGTGTAAGTGATTGTACAATTCTAGCCATTATCTTCTACCATCCGGTTGTATGTCTAATCTAAATGTACCTAGTTTCCAAAACTGAGTGGTACTACTATTAGATACTTTTAATGCAATCGATCTAGCTCTTGCTCGTGTATCAATTTTTTGTGTACTTGATGATACAGTAAATGGACCTAATGATGAACTAGCTGCAGTATCATTTGGAAAATCTTTTAAATTTAATGTAACAACACTATCTCCTGTTTGTGATAAAAAGTCTGGTAAGACTCTTCTTATTTTCATCATAAATTCACCATCGCCCTGTAATCCGTTTTGACCTATATCAAAATCTCCAGATTGTATGTTTGCTGTAATAGAACTTGTTGCTCCTTCTTTTACTTGATCTAATCCTTTTTCGTGTTCAAAATATGTTGATGTGCCATCAGTACAACCAATAACATGATTAGTATTTGTTGAAGCTGTTGTACTACTTGGATTATATTCTGTTGCGTGCGGTTGACCAAATACTGCAGAATCTTGCCATGCAGATCTTGCAAGTGTTCCTACGGTCCACACCGGTCTTTCAGGTGTTGAATCAAGATAATTATAACAGACCATACGGTTCACGGTCCCTGATCCAGCATTTGGATAGAACCACATAATTTCACCAAACAAATTATTTAATCCTGCATTGATATGTTGTTTTGGAATTGTATTAATATCATCGTAAACATGATCTTCTACTAAACATGCAAGTGATTCTAGTTTACCTGTGTATCTAAAAAAACCATTCTCTGACATCCAATAAGCAGAACCATCTACCTCTACTGCTGAATTTTTACCAATCAATCCACAGTTTGTACCAACTTGTTGAAACGAGAAAGTAAAAGGTGCACCAACAAATCTCATAATAAATAAAGCTGTATCAGTCCATACATAAATTGCATCACGACCACGGATTGCTCCTACAATTTTAGATCCATCTGCTAGTCTTTGTGTACCTGCTGTGTTAGTAGCTGAAGGTGCATATGATGTCGTTGAATCAATATTTTCTTGATCAGAAAATCTAATAAACATTTCATCTTTTGTGGATTTAGTTCCAATTGTAGTCTCTGTTCCAAAAAATATTAAGTGCCTGTCAGGAGTTGATACTATACTAAACGCTGATGATGTTGGAGCATTAGGCAGTAAAGTCGCTCTAGTCTCTGTTGCTGCTGTAGGATCTGAATCCCATTCAAATGTTTCTCCACCTGATATAGTTGCAATAAGTTTGTTACCAAAATTATCCAAGGACCATAGTCCTGGTGCTGTTACAACATCTCCAGAAGTAGATCCATTCCATGTAAAATAACCTGATGCATCTGTAACCGTTGCACCACTTGAATGTGTTGCAGCTGTTGTACCTGACGCGCCTCTTGTTAATCCAGATAATGTGCCTCCACTATTTCCTGTATACGTAATTAATTCAGATCCAATAATTATTGTCCCTGAAGAAGGAAATGATGTTGAACTTGCCATTGTTAAACTTGTAACTGATGCATTAATCCCTGATGAAAGTGTTGATGTAAACTGTCCTTGTTGTAAACCACCCCATGATCCAAGACCCCAACCTGTTGTTGCAACTTCTACTGCTGGTCCAACTGAATAATAAAGCTGTACTCTAATACCACCAGATGTTGATGCACCTGATCCTGATTCATTAGATGCCATAGTAACTGTTAGTGTAGTTGTTGTTGGTATAGTTGTAACTTGAAATCTATTGTTGTCAAAATCTCCTGATAAAAAACCAGAGTTAGTAATACTTGTAAAATTATCTAGTAATATAATATCACCTTTGTTTGCATTATGAGCTGAAGCAAAAGTTAATGTTACAGTTGCTGATCCATTAGTTGTACTAAAAGCATTTGTTAAAGTTGTAGTAGTTTTAATTGGGTGTATGTCATAAAAAATACCACCAGAATATGCGTATAAAATTCTATTAGTTCCTAAAGCTGCATATTTAATACCACTAGCATTTACAAAATGGTGTAAGGCTGTGTTACGTCCTGTAATATCTACAGAACCTAATTGTGCCCAACCACCTATTTTTTCTGGAGTGCCGTATCTAAATCTAACATTATCTCCATCCACCCATTGGCCTTCGCCACCGGTTGCTGTGACCTGTTTGTTAAAACCTGGTTGAAAATTTACTTTTTGAAGCATATAGCCCTTATATAATTAAAAAGCCCAGCTTACAAATGAATATCTAGTGCCTTTAGTTGTCTCTTTTACCTCATGCGGATACATAAAGTTCGATGGAAATAAAAGTATATCTCCTGTTTTTAACTTAATTTCTTTGCCCCTGCAATAAAATTCTGCTCCTTCATAATCTGTATTAAGGTTAGCAACAATAGATACTATTGGTACACCTTTCATTTTACCATCAAATAAACTGTGAATATGATCGTAGTGTTCTCGCATCATCGTGCCAACTTCATATTTGTTAAATTTAATTGGAGAAAGTTTAGTTAAAAAACTTTGAGTTTTTTCTCCAGGTATACCTACTTTAATTTGGTAATCTTCTAATGCTTTTAATAAATATGGTGTTATCTTATCTTGTTGTTCTTGTGTGCAAGGCATTGAATCTAATTCTTTTGTTGGTGCAGAAAAAGTAATTCCTTGAGCATAACTATTCCAAGTATGCTTTTGCCAATCTCTTTTGTTACATTCATCTATTAATTCTTCACATATATTTTTTGGTATAGTATTTTCAACAGA